CCTCCGGGTCAACTCAAAGGCGACAATCAGAGTCGAGGCCGTGCCTCCAGAGGAGTTTTTATATTCCCGAGACGCCAAGGCCGTAGAGGACGCCGATTTCATCGGACACCGGTGCTACAAGACGGTCAACGAACTGGTCGCCATGGGATACGACCGGGACCTGATGGAAGGGTACTCAGGGACCGACGATAAGTTTTCAACGAACACAGAATACCTGGCCCGTTTCCCTAATAGTGCAGGACGGCGGAACAACAACGTCGAGCCGGGCTCACGCCTGGTCCAGTACATTGAGGGATACGTCAGGATCGACCGGAACGGCGACGGACACTCTGAACTCTTAAAGGTTTGTTGTGCCGGGACCGGATACAAGGTCGTTCATGACGAGGCTTGCGATTATATACCGTTTGCCACGTTCGTCCCGGATCCAGAACCACACTCGATTGAAGGGCTAGGGATTGGAGACCTGGTCCAGGACCTTCAGAGGATCAGAACCGTTATCCTCCGGAATACATTGGACTCCCTGGCGATGAGCATCCACCCGAGACTGCTGGTGACGGAGTCCGCCATCCCGGAAATGGACGACGTCCTCAACTCGGAGGTCGGAAGTATTATCCGCCAACGCCAGCCCGGCTCGGTGACCCCAATGACGGTTCCCTTTGTCGGAAATTCGGTCTTACCGATCTGGGACTTCCTCAGAACCGAGGAGGAGAGACGGACAGGGATCACCCAGGCCAGCCAGGGGCTAGACGCCTCCAGCATTCAATCAACGACCGCCACGGGCATCGACCTCATGTCCAGGGCCTCTATGGCCCGGATCGAGATGATCACCCGGACGTTCAGCGAGAGAGGCCTGAAGAGGGTATTTAAAGGCATATTTGACCTATTAAGAAAACACCAGGAGAAGGCGAGAGTGATCCGCCTGAGAAATAACTGGGTCCCGATTGACCCCCGGTCCTGGACATCCGACATGGACGTCAGGGTGACGGCCCCTCTTTCCTCGTCTAACGACGCCGAACGGATGGCCTACCTCTCGGCGATCATTGCCAAGCAGGAACAGTTTATCGAGAGGCTCGGGCCGAACAACCCGATCACCGACATGAATAAGTTGTACAACGCCCTGGTCAAGTCGGCCGAGATTGCCGGGTATCAGGATAGTTCTCAGTTCTTCAACGACCCGAAAAATTTCCAGCCACCTCCACCGCCTCCGCCGAAGAAGACCCCGGAGGAAGTTTTCCAAGAAGCCCAGGTCATGCAGATCCAGGCGGACGTCGCCATGAAACAGGCCGAGCTTGATCTGAAACGTCAGTCGATGCTGATGGATGACGACCGGAAACGAGACGAGATGGAGGCCGATCTGAAACTGAAAGCGAGAGAACTGGAGGAAAAATTTAAGACCGAGATCGATGAAAAAGCGATCCAGGACTCGATGAATACGCCAAGAACTCCTGTCTGAAATTGTCGAAAAATGACCAATTTTGACGTATTTTTTTGTCAATAAAATGAAATACTTACAGAGTTAACTTGTCAAGATTCGATTCCTACGTCCTATCCCCCAGGGGATCTTTAAAAAATCGATTCTCAGCGATTAGGAAAAATTGTCAATTTTTAGTAAGTATTTTCAGAGGTTTACAGTGACCAACGAAGAGCAAATTGAACGGTCCCAACGGGCCCAAGAACTCCTCGAAGACCCACTGATAAAAGAGAGTTTTGAGTCCCTGGAGTCAACCTACCTGGAGGCCTGGAGACAATCCAGACCCGGCGAGGAACTCGACAGGGAAGTTTTGTGGCAAGCCTGGTTCGCCTTGGACGCCGTTCGTCAGCATCTTAATCAGATAATGCAGAACGGAAAAATCGCCCGAGACGCACTGGATAAATTAAAACGGAGACAACCATTATGACTGAATCGACAAGCCCTTTGGGGCCCGAGGAGGCCACCTCGAGAATCTCTCAGATCCTAGCCCCGACTCCCCAGGAGGAGGACACGCTGGTGACTGAGGAAGACGCTCAACTCGAAGAGAATGAATTCGAGGCCGAATACGACGACGACCAGGTCGAGGCCGATAGTATCGAACCCCAAAAGTTTCGGGTCTTAAACCCCGACACCGGCGAGGAAGAATACTACACCGGCGATGAACTGGCGGACGGATGGATGAGGCAAAAAACATTCACTCAGAAGACTCAGCTTCTCGCAGAGCAACGGAAGGAGATGGAGGCCGAACGGGCCAAAGTCGCCGACGAACGAGAACAGTATCAGGCCGGACTTCACCAATACTTGTCCCAGCCTGAACCCCAGCCTCCGTCTGAGGAACTGTTCGAGACGGATCCCCTTGCCTATATGAAGGCGAAGGACGACTACCGGGACCTCCTGGCCCAAAGATCACAGGCCCAGGCGGAACTCCATCGAGTCGAAGGGGAACGGATGCGAGACGCCAATCTTCATCGTCAGGAGTACCTCCAGAGGGAATCCGAGAAACTGACAAACCTGATACCCGAGTGGCGTGACGAGACCGTCGCAACCAAAGAGAAACAAGCCATCCGAGAGTACGGGGTCAGCCTGGGCTATTCAGCCGAGGAGATGGATTCCATAGGAGATGCCAGGGCCATCGCCCTCATGAGGAAAAGTCTCCTCTTTGACTCCATGACGCAAAAAGGAAAAACAAAATTGCAACGAGGGCCGGAAGGAGTAGCGACACTTCGCCCTGGGGGACAACAACCCCAGAGACGGGTTTCCCAGTACCGACGGGCAAAGATGCAATTAGCAAAAACAGGAAAACCAGATGACGCCACCAAGGCGATCTCTGAAATACTCAAAAGGAGTGCATAATGACTAAAATTACGAACGCATATGATACTTATGCGACGACCGGGGCCAAGAACGAGATCCGTGAGGATTTAGCTGATATCATCTACGAGATCAGCCCGGAGGCCACGCCCGGAATCCAGGCCGTTGGGACCCGAGAGGTGACCCAGCCAAACTTTGACTGGTTGGTCCAGTCCCTTCCCAGTGCATCCGGAACCGGGGCCCTTGAAGGTGACGCCATTGCCAGACAGGCATCGACCGGCACAACTCGTCGGGCGAATCAGTGTCTCATCCTCACAAGGAATGCGACAATCACCGGCACAACCATGGCCTCGACCCAGGCGGGTTATGCAGACGCCATGGCTCATCAAATGCAGTTAGTGGTACGAGCCCTGAAGACCGATTTAGAGACCGTCTTCTTCGCCAAGACTGCAAAGAACACCGGGAATGCGACCACGGTCCGAACGACCGCCGGTTTCTCATCCTGGCTGACCTCGAACAAGGTTCTAGGTTCCGCCGGATCCCCCGCCGTCGCCACTGGAGACGGGTCTGATACCATCACCGATGGTACGAAGAGGGCGTTGACCAAGGCCCACATCAACTCGGCCATGCAACAAGTTTTCGGGAGTTCATCCCAGAAACCCTCAATCCTCTTATGCGGGCCCTTTAACAAGGCCAAGATCGGGGCCTTCGATGAGTCCTCGACCAACATGAGAAGGATGATTGACGCCAACCAGGTTGGTGCATCCGTCACCGTCGTCGCCTCCGATTTCGGAGACCTCGAGGTGATGCCGGACAACTTTAACCGGGAACGAGACGTCTTCTTAATTAACCCCGAGTACGCACGAGTGGCGTATCTCCGAAACTTCGAGAGAAAGCCCATGGGGGCAATCGGAGACGGAGTCACCGAGGCCGTCTATGTTGAGGCAGGGGTTCAAGTGGACAACGAAGCCACACACGCCATCATCGCCGACTGTACTGACGCATAATGGCTAGAAGGACAATACTCTCCCACACCGGGGGAGTCCTGTCCGAAGTAGTGACGGACCCGTCCGACAACGGGCGGGCCATCATCTACCGTAGGAAGCAGGACGTTCAACCGGTCATCGAGACCGTCAAATCCATGAAGGAGGCCCAATTGCCGTCCTTCGATAATCGAGGAAACCTAAACTCCTGGCGGAAGGTCGCAGAGATCCCCCAGGTTCTGTATCACAAATGGCGACGGTACGCCCGCCATAACAAACTGAGCCATCCGGAGTGGAAAAAATACCTCCGGAAAAAACTGAACGATTTCGAGAATAAACCTTTTCGAGTCTGGGAGGGCACACTCTAATTGGCGAAGATCACCGATTATCAATCTTTGATCGATAACGTACAGGACTACCTGAACCGTGACGACCTTGCCAGTGTCGTCCCGACCTGGATGGGGATCGTCGAGACCGAGCTTTCCCGGAGGTTACGGGACCGGAGGATGATTTCAAGGGCGACGGCGGTCTTAAACTCTCAATATATAAAACCTCCATCGACCATGGTGGCGTTGAGAAACATCCAATTGAACACGGACCCGCCAGCGACTTTGACCCAGATCACGCCTGACGTGATGGACGACAAGAGGGCCTCGAGTAACACCTCGGGGACGCCAGCGTTCTATTCACACCTGGGCCAGCAAATCGAATTTTATCCAACGCCGGACGCCGAATCGACCCTGGAGATCGCATATTACCGGACCATCCCGGCGATCACCTCCCAGGTCGGCCAGACAACCAACTGGCTGATCGAGTATCACCCGGACGCCTATCTGTATGGATGCCTGAAACAGGCCGGTCCTTACTTAGGCGATCAGAGTGTGACGACGACGTTTAATACTTATTTTGAACAGGCCGTTCAGCAAATCATCCAGCATGATACGGACACCAAATTTTCTGGGCGGACGCCCCAAACCGCAATCACCCGAATAGGTTGACATGAGTTTTACCGACCTCACTGAAACGAATCTTTTAAATTTCCTTTTCCGGAATAACCCGGACACCTACGCCAGCCCGTCGGCGGTCTATGTAGGCCTTTTAACGGCCGAGCCGGATGAGTCAACGTCCGTCTCAGAGATTTCCGGGACTGGCTATGTGAGGAAGGCCGTAACATTCAACGCCCCCGCCACCCAGGGGGCCACCAAGCAGATTGTCTCCTCGGCGGACGTACTCTTTGATGAGGCCGGGTCGAACTGGGGGACCGTGACCTATATCGGGATATTTGACGCCACTTCCGCCGGGAACTTCCTGGCCTATGTCCAGTTGACAGACTCGGGCGGATCGGCGACGTCTAAAATTATCAGCCAGGGCGACGTCTTCAAGATCGCCAGTGGGAACCTGAAGGTTAGTCTGAGCTAATGTCCTGGGGGTTAGGGAATTTTGGCGAGGGCCTCTGGGGTGTAGGCGGTCAGGATTCCGCCGAGATCGTAGCGACTTCCTCGGTAACCGCCCAGCCGACCAGGATCCGGCCAGGATTTGCGACCATCAACTCGGTCGCCAGCCTTGTCGGTATAGGGAATTTTGATGAATTTGGTTTAGCTGAGTCAGGGTTTAACGCCCATCTTATAGTAACCGTCTCGGCTTTAGCAGGGCGACCAATACGAATCCGTCAGGGGTCAATTATGAGTATGACGTCCACGGCGGGAGGTTCAGGTCAGGCGTTACTGGCCTGGGACGGTATTGACGATGTGACGACAACCTGGACACAAATAGAGATAGTTTAAATGCCTACAAACGCACTGAATATAACTCTCCCAACTGTCGGCGGATCCAGAAACTCATGGGGTGGATTGAATAATTCCGCCCTCCAGGTCGTCGATGACTTTGTCGCCGATGTCAGCCCCATCGGCATGATCCATATGTGGCCCAAAACAACGGCCCCGACCACGACCCACACCGGGATCTGGCTGATCTGCGACGGGAGTGCCGTGTCCCAGACGACCTATGCCGATCTATATGCCGTTCTGTCCCCCCTGCAATCGGTCCTGGACCCCTCAAGCAATGCGGGTTCCGGGAACTTCCGCCTCCCGGACCTGAGAGGGCGTTCCCCTTTAGGGTACGTCAACAATACGACAGTCAACGGGCGATCCAGTTTTGCAAATACTTCTCGGAACGCCGGGGCCTCTGGGGGTAATGAGACCCACACACTGACCCAGACCGAGATCCCGTCACACACTCACGTCCCTTCCGTGACGGCCTCTATCAATAGCGTAGACCCACGGGACGGCACACTAGGAAACACGGACTCAGATAACACGTCAGCCTTTTCCGGGACCACGCAGTCTGGGACGGCCAATATAACTGACTCAGGGCATACTCACACATACGAAGACAGGCATCTATCGTCTGAACTAGCCACTAGCACGGTCGAAGGTGAATACGCATTGGTCCTTACTCATAGCAATCATTTATACCGACGTAGTGGTATTGGGACGACGAGAACCAGTGATCCTGGCAATGCCTCTTTGACTGACTCAGGCCACACTCATACCGTGTCCGGGACTCTCCCGAACCTAGCACACAACCACACGGCGACGGTAGGCGTCACCAATGCGAACACCGGCGGGGGCCAGGCTCATAATATCGTCAACCCCTTCTTCGTCGTTAATTTTATAATCCTTGCAAAAGTTCCCCAGGTTAGCTGATGGCAACATACGTCTTTGAAGTGAAAGTGGTTAGCTCGAAGTACGAGATCGACGGGTATTCGGTCCCGGCTTTGGAATTAGGCCACGACATAACGTATCGGTTCACCCAGTCCGATTCGTCTAATGCGACTCACCCTCTGAGGTTTTCCACGACCTCGGACGGGACCCACAACTCAGGGTCTGAGTACACGACCGGCGTTACAACGGCAGGAACGCCTGGGTCCTCCGGGGCCTACACGGAAATAAGCGTGACGTCCTCGACTCCGGCGACCTTGTACTACTATTGTTCCGGACACTCAGGATACGGTGGGGCCGTGACAACAACCTCGGCGGAGTACATAGCGACGTCGAATGTGGCTCTCCGAAAACCGATCCTCGGGGACTCCGATTCCTGGGGGCATTATGTGAACCAGAACATCAATACCGTGGACGAGAAACTGTATGTGATCAAGGACGGTGTGGCGATGCATGACGCCCAGATCGATCATGCGGTGACGATCCCGGAGAACTACGGGGCGACCATGGCAGGGCCAGTAACAATAGGTACAAATGGATCTCTTACTGTAAATGGAACATTAGTCATTGTTTAGAAAGGAACTATGAATTTTTTAAAAGCTTTATTCTCTAGTTACATTGTTGTGGATAGTAATGCCATACAAGCGAAAACTGGTGGCATCCACGACAAACAATCTTTTGCTCAAAAAGCATTACACCGATCATTAATAATGAGTTGATATGGCTATACCAACAGGATCAGGAACAGAAGCAATTCATTCAATCCTCCTTGAAGATGTTGCTAATACAGCAAAACCCCTTATTACTGGGGTGCAAC